AATGGCAGACTGAATGTCTCTAGAGAAGAGTTCTCTACTTCTCTCAGCTGTAATGGGTGTCCCGGGAGGCTTTCCAAACTCTTCATCTTTTTCTGTGACCAAGTGTCCGATACCAATAGTAGGGTATCCCAAATGGTCAAGATAGACTTCCAAAACTTCTCCTTCATCTGCTTTAATTTCCTCATATAATTTTTCACGATCCATTTTTTATTCCTAGCTATATATTGAAGCTCTCACCGCATCCGCACTTGTCACGCGTATTGGGATTTATAATATCTAATCCGGAGTTGAGACCTTCGGTTCGAAACTCAACTACAGAATCTAATAGCACTGGACGGCTTTTGGGGTCTATAAAAAATCTCACACCCTTTTGATCTGTCCAGTAATCTTCTTCGTTTTCTTCATCTACAAATTCGATTACATACTTAAAACCTGTACAGCCTGCAGGAGCAACACCTAAACGTATACCCTTTCCTCTACCTCGTAGATAGAGTTGCTCTCGTATCCAAGCACTAGCTGCCTGTGTTACCTGTATCATGTTTTCCCCTGTAGTTCTTGATTGCTGATTTAATTGCATCTTCTGCAAGTACACTGCAGTGTATTTTCACAGGCGGGAGTGATAGTTCTTGAGCAATTTGGACATTGCTGATTTCTCCCGCTTCGTCAAGGGACTTTCCTCGAACCCATTCTGTGAGAAGTGATGAAGAAGCAATAGCACTGCCGCATCCGTAAGTTTTGAATTTAGCATCTTCAATAATTCCGTCGGACGATACTCGGATTTGAAGCCGCATGACGTCTCCACACGCTGGAGCACCGACCATCCCTGTTCCGACATCTTCATCATTTTCGTCAAGCTTTCCGACATTTCTGGGATTTTCATAATGATCAATTACCTTATTTGAGTACATTTGCATACTCCAAGTTTACTTTGCTGTGATTCTGTTCATCAGCACGAATGTGGCGTACCATGTTAGAGAGCCTAGCATCAGGGTCCATACCATAGTATTCGATTGCTAACTGAGGAGCAGGCACATCTTCTATCTCCTCTCTGTAAATTAAATCTAAATATTCTGTGTAACTTTTTACTGCTTCCTCTTCGAAGTAGTGCGTCATCATGTGAGCAGTACGAGGAGAGATTAGATACATTACTAAGTAAAAGTGCCAGAATATGAACTGTGCGGTAATTATGAGACCCCGCTCCAGCTTGTTAGGCTCTGCGATCTCAATAAAAAACATGAGATGCATACGCTCGTTTTCTGCTTCTGCAAGTAATTTTCGTATGATAGGGCCATAGCCTCGTTTGTGTGTTCTCAAGCTCTTGAGGTGTACAAGCATTCCTGCAACCATACCTGGGACTCCTGCAACTGTTTCAAGTACAACTGCTCGGTGTCCGTATCTCTTTGCAAAGAATGTATCTGCAAAGAAACGAAAGAACTTTGTCATAGAACTTGCAAAAGCATCACTCATAGAGTTTCAATATACTCCGTTACCTGATGTATTTCTTTATCAGATAGCATACTTGCTTGACTCCACATCATATTACTTTGTGGCCCGATTTTTTCTCCTGCTTTGTATGCCATAAGTCTGCCCATGATATACTCATGAGACTTTCCTGCCAACGTAGGTCCAATCCCTCCACTACCTTTTGCTCCATGACAGGCAACACAGCCCGCATATAGAGCTTTCCCAGGTAGGTCTGCTACTGGTACTACAGCTGTAACTCCGTCTACCATTACAACACTAAACGGTGTGATGCGCTCTTCAATTGCACTTCGCTGGGAATCGGTGATACCCATAGTTTTTGCTAGACCTGGGTCATTTGCACCACACGCACTAATCAGTGATGCGAATGCCAGGATACTTACTTTCTTTGCGTAACATATCACTTGCTTTATTCCTCCATACATTCGGTAGAAGCCCGTGTATCAGCAGTACAGCCGCTACTTTCCAAGCTCCTAACAAATGTTCAAAATATCCTTTACCAGTTTCTTTTAGATGATCCATCCGTTTTATCTCCGTACCATGCTCCTATTGTAAGTAGTATGATAGATACGAAAAAGAACACCAAAAATAATATTGGTTCATTTTCCACTAATGTCCCCACGGCCAATTCCATGAAATGATAATTAGCCCTAAAAATAATAATAGTACATAGACATAAGGCTCCATTAACCTGAAACCTTATAGCTATAGTACAAACATATACCTATACCTATTGGAGCCACTAACATCACTCCTGCTATTCCTATCAATGCTACGTCCATTAATAATTCTCACATTTCATATGTGCAGGCACTCCTGCTTCGTGAATAACATCACAACTTCTTTTATTTGCAGGGGTACAAGTCACTATGTTAAATAATACGAATAAAACTAGTACTGTACATAAAATATCATCTAAATACTTCATAGTAGCCTCTTGGAAATGCCCGAGCCGAAGCCCGGGCTTTAAGTTTATACTAATTGAGCTAAGCTCAACCAGATACCAGAAGCTGCCCATACGGACAGTAAGTATATCCCGTAGGTATTTACCCTACGAAAAACTTCATGCTGCATCAATAATTTCTATCCTTTTGGGCTTATCTTCCTCGGGAACGTGCTCTGTCAGCTCTACACAAAGAAGTCCATTCTTCATATATGCTGTCTCGAGTTCAATGTTGTTACCTACCTTGAAAACCCGAGAAAAAGTTTTACCGCTTAGTCCTTTGTAGAGATAGTCTTCGTTCTCCTCGGCTACCTGCTTTGCAGTGCCCTCTATTCTTAATTCGTTTTTATGGAATGTAATTTCGATATCTTCTTTATCCCAGCCCGGGACTGCAACCTCTACGCGATGGCCACTATTACCTACTCGCACAACATTGTAACGAGGGTAACCAGTCATAGGTGAGTTAGAAAAGAAGTCAGGATGAAGATCAAGTCCTAAAAAGAACTTGTGAAAGTCCGATATATTTAACATCTGTTGTTTCGTCATTGAAAGCCCCCAGAAAACTAGTTATACCTCGGTCAAAGCATAAGTTGCTTTGTCACAAGATACTATAGTCTTGCCGTCTTTAATGACGATCAGTTCAATTGTGTCTCGCTTAATTTTGTGTAGCTCAACTCGTGCATCGCTGCCGTATTGTGCCATTGCAAAACCTTTGCAAAGATTAAATTGACTTTGTTCTAATGGGGTAACTGCAAAAGCATTTGCACTACCCATAGCAAAAATCAGGCCCAAGCCTGCTGCTAGGTATTTCATAATTTTCTCCATGCGCCCTTTCGGTACGCTCTGTGCATCCTTTCGGTATGCGGTTTAGAATGGGGGCGCAAGGCCCCCGTAATTTAGAAAGAGCCTACTTAACTTGTACGCGCTTTCCATCTACTACACGGTATTTTACTCCGCGATATACATATACGTCTAGCATGATAATCTCCTCAAAAAACACTTTTTGCGCGTTCCTTCGGTATTACCCTACTTCCGTCCCTTTCGGGATGAACGACAAGAGGCCGTAGCCCCGTCAACTTAGGAGGAGCAAACTCCTCCTTCCTCTGATGCGTCGAATGTTTCATCTCCGCAACCATACTTTCCATCATTATCAGTGTCACAAGCACGTTGCCATAGAATCATGTCAAACGTAAGACCTTCGCCCCAAGGAACGTAGGCTTTGCACCATTCATGAGACCCGGGTTCAAAGGGATCTTGTGGCTCTGCTACATAATCTCTAGATGTCCAAGGATCTTGAGCAGCAAAGAGTGTATCCTTGTTATTCAGAATCCTCCTTTTAAAGAGAGTTTGACTACTGATATAGATTTCTTGCCCGTCCGTGAGCGTATATGTCGATCCATCATCATAACTAATGACTGTTTCTGCCGCTACAGTTGTTGAGACAATAGCTAGCAGAGCTAGCAAATATTTCATGGTAACCTCCTACCATTTTACTTTGTTAGCCCAGTATGCCGCACTCATCTTGCCTCGAGCAATATTTCTGCGGTGTCGGGCTTTGAATGAAGCACGCTTCTTTCTCATACGTGCACTTTCTCCCCTTTTAGGCTTCCCTGCAGTTTTCGCTCCTTGTTGGCCAAAACGAATAGTCTTGACCTTACTTCCTACTTTAGCCACAACAATGTGTGACTTTTTCGGATGGCTAGGAGTACGCTTTGGTTTATTATAGCCTGATACTCCTGCTCTCTTTAATCTTGGGTCTCTTTTCTTACCTTTTCTTTTTCTTGCGGCCACGTTTCTTTCCATATCCAGAAGCATAAATTGCTCTGCCTTGCCGCTCTGCAGCTTTCTTACTCTTATAAATCTTGCCAGACTTACCCCAGCGATACCCTCCTTTTACTTTTCGTACGGGCATTATGCAATATAATCTAAATAACGTATATTAGTAAATACGTCTAATTTTCCTGCCCTATCATAAGTAGTTACAGTATAAATTGTATTTGTTATTTTATACTTATCATCGTCTACTTTAGAAACTGTTTGAGTTGAGTACTCTTTTGAGTAAGAAGTAGGAGTTGGATTAATAGGTGAAATTTCACTCATCTTTTTCTACCTTTTCTTTTGCGGCCTCTTTTAGCAATAGTTTTTACATTCGTAGGCTTTCCACCCACACCTTGAGGCTTTGCTCTTTTTCTTCGAATAGCTGAACGAATTTGAGCTTTTGACATTCTTGCAGCTCTAGAGGCGGGTACGCACTTAGGATACCCTTTACTTCCTTTTTTTGCTCTTTTGCGGCCACACTTTTCGTACCCGCCTCCTTTTTTAGGACGACTAATATCTACCCAGTTCTCTTTGAACCATTTCGTTAGCCCAC